CAAAATCAGCTTTTGGTATATAAATACCACCTTTGGTTTTCTCTTCTCTTACTTCATAAAAGAGTACCCCACGCGAAGATGGGGTATAGTTCTCTAATTTCATAATTTAGTTTAGTTAGTTAGTAGGTATTATACAGTTTCTGTTGAAACTTCTTTAGATTTAGCTTCTTGTGCTTCTTTAGACAAATAAGCATCACCTTTCTTAGCTTTTTGTTGATATTGCATTTTCAACAAATTAAGTTCCCTTGAATTTTTAGGGTTCTTAAAGTAAAGTACAGCATCGCTCATATTTACTCCTACTGGAATACTTGTTTCGTTGTAAACAATATTGTTACCAACTCGTTTTAGATATTGAATAGCAATACCTTCTTCAATCCAAAACTTCATTTCCAAGTCTTTATCTTCACAAACATCAATAAACTTCTTAAAAGCTTCAGCTTGTTGTGTAGGATCTAGTTTAGCATTTTTAGAAGCATACTGTTTCAAGACAAGGATCTTATCTTTCTTTAGATTGGTTATATTACGTCCAAGCATAGTAAGGATTTGATCTACTTTTATTGAATCATCTTTAAACCTCATATACAACTCGTAAGCTTTATCTTCCAAACTATTTACAGAAAGAGCTTGAGCATTAACTTGATTAGGATCTAGAATAAAGAATTTTTTACTGTAGCTACGTTGAGCCTCATCTTTAGTAAGTGCTACATCAGGGTGTTCTACAGCCCATCTATAAATTAAGTAATCACGTAACGATATTGGTTGATTGTCTAACGAAGGTGGTCTTGAATTATCTTTTTCTAAGCCAATTTCAAGTGTTAACCCTTCTTTTGGGATTCTAACCAGAAGATTATCATAATGACGCATAACCTCTGCTCTAAAGTTTCTATCATTACTTTCTATACCCAGAAAGTCTGGTAACAATAGACGTTGTTCTTCAAATGAAGACAAGCCAGTACCTGTTATTTTACCTTTAAAATAAGGCCCTAGCGGTTTATAAGCTTCCCCCAACCAAGCTTTTACTGCTGGGTCTTCTTGGGACATTTCTACTAAATTGTAGTGACGATGAATCTCAATCTTTTTTGACATAAGTTTAGTTTAATTGATTATTCTGTAAAGTAAACTTAATAATACTGTTTTGTCAAGCTCTGCATAATATTGAGCTTATTCAAAAAATAAAGCTTTTTGTAACAAATTTAATGTGTATTTGCTACAAAAAGCTTATAAAAAGAAAGGTGGCGTTTTAAGCCACCTATCTAACCAACTAAACTAAACTATTATGCGAATCCTGCAATACTTGGACTAATTTCCATATGCAAGCTTGTGTTACCTCTACGGAGAGTAGCTCCACCTGTTGACATTCTATGATAACTAGAAGCATCAATATCTGAGCTAAGTGCTGCTAGATCACCTGATCCAATATTACCCAAGTTTTGGATAATTTTGTATTGTTTAGGAACAGGGGTCAAACCAGCTACAACACCATGTAACATTCTACGACCTTTTTCAGCAACAAATTGCAAGTTAGGTTCACCATCAAACATTCCATCATCAATAAACACCATGCGGTAAGACTCAAGAGGGAATCCAGTTTCAGGGTGCAAAGGTGATTTTACTGCTCTACGACCATAATCGAAGATAGGATTGTGTTTTACTTTAATGTAATATCCATCAATGTGGTACATTGCAGAGAAGAAACCAGTTGACAACAAGTCATAATTAGAATCTCCTTTGATAAACTTATCGGCTGCTGAACCACCACCTTGAGCAAGAAGGTTCTGGATAGTACCAGATTCTTTCATCGCACGATCAAACTCTCTCATTCCACCACGTCCTGTATACAAGGTAATTGAGATACCATCTGTATCAGATTGACCAAAGAAAGCATTTGCTACTACATTTTGGAGCAAAGAATAAGTCAAACGAGTGTAAGTAACGTAGTTATTGATCTGTTCCAAGATACCTGCACCAGTAGGGATAGGTTTACCTGTGAAAATATCTTTCAAAGGAATCTCACCATTTGTTCTACGGTTGTAGCGAGAATACCAGAACATATGTTCTACTTCTTCCAACCAAGCACGTTCAAATTGATATTGTTCAAAATCCATCCACAAGCTGATAGGAGCTTTTCCTTCTGCATTGATAGAAATTGCCATTACACGATTAGCTGAATTACCAGCCCACTGATGTGACATACGAATAACCGACATTTGGTTTTTGTATTTACCAGGAGCTACACGCTTAAACTCAGTACCACGAGATTCTGATTCGGCGTTAAAGGTGTTAAGATCTGACCACAAAGTACCAGCAACAAGTTCAGATGGTGGTACAGAAATACTATCTGCTACAGCGTTAAGTTGCAACAAATATTGAAATCCTTCATTTACTTTAACAGGATCTTGCAGTACATATGCTTGTACACCAAGAGGTGACTCAATCATATAATTACGTTTCATCCAGTTGTCCGTAAACACGATGTTAAACGGTTGATTACCAATACCAACACCTGTAACAGTAGCTGGAGTTACAGCTACAGCACAAGCCTTGTTTAATCGGCTCATTACAGGCCAAGTGAATTGAATATCATCCAACTCTTTTACCTTTGGGTTATTTTTCTTAAACCCACCTTCAGCCGAAATAATATCCCCCATAGTGGCCATCGCCAATGGGAAAGATTTAGTAGAATCTCCTAAAAGCCATGTTAACTTAGTTGTTAACTCTGCTGGAGAACCGTGACGAGCTGCATAGAAATTATTTTCATCCATCATTGCTTTTGGATCAAATATGTCCTGCTGGACTTGAAATTTAAATTTGTTACTTCTGTTACCTGCCATTTTTTATTTATTTATTGTGAAATTAATTTACGTTATACATAATAATCATTTAGTGTTTGTGATACATTATCACCTCGATCACTACTTGAGCTTGTTTTACCTCTAGCTGCTTCTGCGTTAAGTTTTAACTTAAGTTTTTGTGCATTTTCAGTAGAAGCTTTAATCTGTATCAATTTAGAAAGATCTCCTTTCTTAAATTGAAAATATTGATACTGAAGCAACTTTTCAAGATTAGCTGAATCAATAGGGGTAGCAAACTCATATCCTTTACCATCTGCTGTCCTACGTAACCCATTTAAAGCAAACTTTTTAAATTCTTGAGCTTCAGCTCGTCCAGTTAATTTAAAACTACCTAACTTACCTGATTCAAGAACCTCATCAATTGCCGAAACTGTTAATCTATCTCGTTTCTTTTGTTCTTCAGCTTTCAACTGTTGTTCTTTCAAAGTTCTATCAGTCTCTTCAGCTTGAGCTGCTTTTAGTTCATCTAAAGCTGATTGAGCTTCAATAATCAAACCTTCTTCAGAATCTTCTGCTGTTTCAAGAAGCTTTTGGATTCTTTTCTCATTTTTAATGCCTTTACTTTGGTAATACTCTTTAAGTATTTCTTTACCAAGTTCTACATCATTTTCAGTCAGTTGTACTTTAGAATAATCTCTAGCCGTTACTGTCTTGAACAATTCAGCAATATCCCCACCATTGTAAGCATGTTGTAATGCTTTAAAAGCTGCTGGGTGATTTGTTTCTATTTCTTCTAAGAACGTTTCCAAAGCAGCTTCTCTAACCGCTTTTTCTCTAATTGCTATACCTTGAGGGGTGAGTGGATCTACATCTCCGTAATCTACTTCTACACCCTGACCAGTAATCTTTTCTACTTCTTCAAAAAATACTTGAGGATCATCTTGTTGATCTTCTTCTTTAATTGATTCAGTAACTGACTTACTTACCTTCTCTTCTTTAACCTCCTCTACCTTTTCTTCCTCAATTTCTTTTTCAACTTTTTTAGGTTGTTTTTTAGAAACTTTCTTTTCAACCTTCTCAGTTACTTCCTCTTCTTCTTCTTCCTTTTCTTCTACTTCTTGTTGAACTTCATCTTCATTTGTAGAATCATCTACACTAAGTAGATTTTCATCTGTAAAATCATCCCATATGGATGATTCCATTTGTTCGTTGTTTTGTTTAGCCATGTTGTTTAGTTGTTGTTGGTTCAAATATACAAGTAATGTACAAACTGGTTGTAAATCACTTAGTTGTAAAGTTTATTGAGCTTTTCCCTTAAATTTTTTAAATTTCTTTAGATCGTATTTTATTTTCAATTTATCTAGCCTAGGTTTGACGTAATGTTGGAAACACCAACCTCCAGTAGCTCCTATTAAAGCTAGAAGAAAAGCACTTAATGCGTGTAGAAAGAATGTACCAATACTTACACTTGTAACACTACCAATTAATATTGCACCTAATTCTCCTGATTGTTTATTTGTCATAACTTTTACTTTTAACATCTATTTTTTCGACTTACTTCTTTCACCAGCTACTGGGTTCTTTAGTTTAGCTTTATTGTTTTTATCTGCTATACGTTCCCTTACAACCAATTCATGTTGTTTAAGATCTAATTCCCTATCTTTTTGCCTAGCCTTAACAGCTTCAGCTCTTTCTTTAAGGGAAATCTCTCTTTTCTTATTTTGGTCATCAGATATTACTTTTTGAGCAGCAGAAGGATCAATAATAGCTTCAGGGTTTTGATCTACCCCAGATTGTTTTAAGATTTCTAAATCCTCTTCTCTATCGTATTTAACATGAAGCAACCTTTCTTCGATTACACCTTTTAATTCTTCAAAAGAGTTTTCAATCATTACCAATCTTTCTTGACCTTCTTGTTCAGATTGTTGAGCAGCTTGAGCTTGTTCTTGAGACTTAAGTTCCATTTCTTGAAGTAAGATCTTAAGTTTAGACAATGACTTAGCTTGTACTACATCTACTATTGTAGAAGGATTTACACCATTTTGAGCAAAAGCTTGTACTTGTTGTCTAACCATTTCTAAGTTAGCTAAATCCCTTGCAGAACGAGATATATATACACCCATATCCATTTCAGTATATTCTACTGGATCAATAGATAACATTTGTGTTCTTAAATCATCTCCTTGATACACTGCTTGAAATCCATCAGACCAAGCTAGTTTAGAAATATCCAATAAACCTTGTAACTCACAACGTACAAATTCCTCAAACCTTGAGAATACTTTTTCTGAGATAACTGAAGAGTTGTTTGAAGCTAGTTGCGCACCAGTAGCTGTATCACTAGAAGTTACATTACCTTTACGTTGTCTTGAAATACCTAATAATTCATCCCACTCTTGTTTTACAAATGTCATCAAACTGATCAAGTTCTCTATATGTTGGTATAGTCCCATGTCAAGGACATTATACTGATTGAATGATTTATCTACTCCAGGTTGTGATCTATCAATTAATGCCCATCCTGTAGCATCAGCCCAGTAAAAAAACTTTTCTTCATCCCAACCATGTTTTTTAGGAATAGCTCCTTGATCCATTAGGATAATTTTACCTTTGGATTTAGCTATTGTTTTTTCCATTTGATAATGGAGAATACGGTGCAGTATTTCGTAAGGCATACCCATCTCTACTACAGATACGTTTTGAGAATGTGTATCAGAAAACCTTTTACCGTTGTATGGTAACTTACACAAAGAAGAGTTGTTGACTGTATTTCGTTGACCTTCTACTGGTTTAATACCTAAGAATAAACCTTCCCCTCTTCCTACGTTTAATCTATAACCTTCCCAAACTTCGTTAACCCAATACCATTCACACGTTTCACCCTGTTCTTTGTTTACTTTGTAATTTTCAGGTACTTCAATCTCTTCAGGTTCCCCAGTCATTGGGTTTATATAAGTAAGGATACCTATTTTGGTTAAGTACTTCCAAGTACAGTGGAATACAACTACTTTGGATTTACGTAAATCTTTATCGTCACGTAAAGCTAATTGATTACTTATTCTTGCCCCATTAAAACTTAGATGTCCAGATTGGTCTTCGATAAGATCTATTTCATTTTCTTCTAGTTCTTTATAAAATTGATCTTGTATTTCAGATGGTGTCATATAAGATCTTTTTACACACCATTGCCCATCCTCTATGTATTCTGAATCTGGGGATTTATCGTAATCTATATCAAGAGGAGAACAACGTTCATATACCATTCTTCCTCCTCGCATACCTTTGTAAGTAAAACATTCTCCAGCTATTAACCAATCTCTGAATAATCGTTTAAACTTTTCTTCTAATTGTTGTTGGTCAATTATAATATTTAACGCTGTATCAGCAATCTCTGCTCGTTTATCTCTGTAATTAGAAGCATAAGCAGCTTTAATCTTTTCAGGCAATTGAGGTTGTTCAGAAGGAACACCTGTATCTTGACCAGAAGCATTTAAAGCATTGATGAATTGTTGTTCTAAAGATTTGAGAATATCTTTGTACATTGCATCTTGTGCTTGGTTATAAGCGTCAGCATTGTGTACTTTTACAGCAAAGGAGAATGGTCTTCTTTCGTATTCTCCTTCTAACAAATCTACATTAGGTCGAATAATTGGATAACTTCTTAGCCTAGCTGGCCAATTAGTGTAATCACTGTTTGAAGAGTTTAGTGGGTTGGTTACATAATGAAAGAAAGAATCAGGTAACCTATTGTTGTAAGCTTCGTAAAATACTCTTGGATCTCTAATATTAGGGTTGATTACTTCATCCATAAACGTACCCAACATAATGTAATAATCCATTACCCGTTTGGTATGCTCAAACTTATTTTT